GCCGCATCCACCCGCTGCATGGCATCCCAGGACCGCCTCCATAACCGCGCCGCAAGCCCGCAGGCGCATTCTTTGGCCTCCCCGCTACCCGTACAGCCCCCGCACCGGTTTATCGCACCGGTGCCCCCTTTGCCGGTCCAGCGGGGGCCATCCAGGGTCGCTAGGTAGGTTCGCCACTGCCGCCCGTAGGTTTGCCCCGCGAGATATTGGATAGCCGCGATCTGACCGCGGAGAACCATGCGGCCGAGCTCGGACTCGGCCTTTTGGTCGACCGCAGAATCTCCAAGGCCTTTGCGGTGGGGCTGCGTCGCCGCGATCGCGGCTGGGGAAATCGCCGGTTCATTCGTTGGCCTCAAATTGCCGGAGGGGTAGCGGTGGCCCGTCTTGCGCGGCCTGCCGCGCCTTCTCCGCTTCGATGCCATTGTCCGCCCTCAGCAAATCGATCTGGGCGAAGATAGCTTGCAATTTTGCCGACGTCCCGTTTGCAAAAATGCAAACGACGTTTTGCCACGTATCATGCATTTGGGGCGGAGCCTCGTTTCATGATTGCCCGTCCGATGATTTCGGGGATTTGCGGGACGACGGCGTTGCCGAGAGCTCGCAGACGGTCCACCCGGTTGGCAGTCCCATGAGAAACTCGACCCATGCCGGATTGAGCGAACCAACGCTGCTCATCCCATTGTGAACGGGCCTGCCCAGCAACGAATTCACCGGCACGTTGCTGCAACTCTGCGCCGAGCCATCCTTGTGATCGCGGCTGGTTGGCGTGGGCCACAGATTGACCTTGTCCGGCAGGAAATAATCGCAGATCGCCCGCGTTGATTTGGTGCCCGGTTTCAGGCCGCCTTTCCAATCGTTTGCCCGCGGGGTAAGCCACGATCCAGACCCGGTCGCGTCGGTGAGGCGCACCAACGGCGGAAGCTGGTATGCAGTGCCACTCCGCATCGTACCCGAGCGCGGCCAGGTCTCCGAGAACACGCTCAATTCCCCGTCCAAGCAGAGCTGCGACGTTCTCCACGATGACGTAGCGGGGTCGTACCTCGCCAATAATTCGGGCGTACTCCGACCATAGGCCGCTGCGCTCGCCGCCAATGCCCGCGCCCTTTCCGGCGACGGAGATATCTTGGCACGGGAAACCGCCGCAGATGACATCAATACCGCTATATCCAATCCCTTTTGTTTGTTTACTCCATTGGCTGCATGACGATCCCGCGAAGCCTTCCATTGATCTATCGTTCTGTTCCAGCCGTCCGTTGTCCCCGGCGTTGGCCATAAATCTGGTTCGGCAGGCTTCCAGTTGAATAATTCCATCTGCGGCAAGTCGAGCGGCAGTAAGGGTTCGCACGTCGTCGTAAACAGGGACATCTGGCCAGTGCCGTCGCAGGACGGCTCGGCAATAGGGATCGATTTCGACAAAAGCTCTTGTTTCAAAGCCACCGGTTCTCTCCAATCCCAAGGAAAAACCACCAATTCCCGAAAATAAATCTAGTACCTTCAAGGTGGTGGCTCCCCCGGTGGTAGCCATGAGAACAGGTCGTCGGCCATCTGACATCACCGTGGCATTCCCGCCGGGAATAGCTTGCGCTCGATCCGATCGATGATCTCCCACGCCTCGGCGGCGTCGGTGTCGGACACAATTTGGATTGGATCGTCCGGCGCGTTAATGATCACGACATTGCGGAGCCCCAAGGTTTTCTCAAATCGCTCGATGTCGGTGAGTAGAAAGCCGATTTCCTGCCGTGCGCGATCGTTGCTCATACCGGGCTAAATATCCCTGTTTGCGGATCGACGTTAAACCAGCACGGGCCCAACTCGCCGGCAGCAGGCGCCTCGCGGACCTTGCGGCTATCCACCTTGCATTGGTTGGTGTTTTCGCCGGTTCGCTCGACTACCAGCAGATTATCGGCCTTGTTGTACCAATGCGCCGAGCCCTCGATGTCGTAGGGGCCGACCGATTTACGCCCATCCTGCGGCTTGGTGGGATGGGCCACTACGATCGCGGTGAATTCCGCCTTGCGAGCGGCATCCTTGATCCAACCGAGCACCTGCCCGATGTAGTCGGTTAGCATCATGTCTTTTGGTTTCAGCCGCTCGACTTCGTTCCATGGATCGATCAGAACAATCGACGTTCCAAGCTCCCACGAAGCCCATGTGGCCTTATCCAAAATCCATCCGATATCGCGGTGCGGCTCCGCGGTGAAACGGCTCGAAAGCACCGCGAAGTAGCATCCCATGTAGAATTCGAAGCCGCGGATTTGCTTTTCGGTCCTGATGTCCCAGATGCCGCGCATCTTTTCTTTGATAAAACCTTCATTTTCAGGGATGTAGAGGAATGATTTTTTGCCCTGATAGCGGGCCATCCGAGCAAGCGAATTGAGGATCAGCGTCGATTTCCCGCTGCCGGGCGCCCCGGTCATGATCACCAGTTGGCCGGGGTAGAATTTCAGGTATTTATCGAGGTTATCGAACCCAGTGCCAAACGCCACCTCGCCGAGCGGGCGCTGCTGCGGGAGGTCGCCAAGCCAATAAACATCATGTTCCGCCGGCCGCGGAAATTCGAGGATCGTGGCCGTTTCGCTGTGTTCGGACGTAGGGTCTTCCACCGTTCATGTCCTCCAAAATCAATGGGATTTCCCGTGCTTCGCAATGGCCGGGAAGACCATTTTTCTTGCACCACGCAAGAATTAGATGGTCGGTGTCCTGCTCAACGGTGGGTGTCCGGCCACGGATCACAGCGCCGATATATTCGGCCGGATTGCCGGCCGCGGCAGCATTTTCGACGATAGCGCGAGCGCGCGGTACGCTTCCCTGCATGCGGTCGAGCAGTTTGGTAACTTGGCCACCGAACGAGGGGCCACAAAGTTGTTTTGCGCGGTGGTAAAGGTCCGCTCGTTCCTGATCACCCGGCGGCGCTTGCCGCCCTTTAGCTTTAGCTAAAGGAAGATCTTCTATATGCGCGGCGGTTTTCGTAACGCTTGTGACGTTATTTGCGTTACGCTCCGTCACGTTTTTAGCGTTACGCGTAACGCCTTTTGCGTGACGGTCGCGGTAATTTTGGGAGCGGATTTTGCCTTGCTCCCGCCGCTGTACCCGCTCCGCTTCCAGCACGCGATTGATCTGCACTTCCGACAAGCCGGCCGCTTTCAATGTTTCGATTGTGATCATGGATTGTCCGCCCTGTGCGAGGTGCGCCGGGGCCCCGTTGTGGAAACACGGGAGGCGCAAGTCGGTCGGGTGACAATACCCGCGCCGTCTGCCCCGGCGACATCAGGCTGTGCTGATTTGCGCCGGTTGGCAAGTAAAATTACAACGGGCTGTGGAGAGCCTAGCGTGTCGTCGGTGACACGCCCACAATTACTGGGGGATAATCGAATCCATATGGCTTGGCGGCCGGGTCATAGCAGCCGCTCCGAGCGGGCGAGTTCGGCCAATAGATCGACGATGGCTTGCATCTTCATGATTTCGGCGGCGGCGATCTCGACCGTCATGCGGCCGGTTTCGATCCGGTTGGGATAGGCCCGCTTGCGCCGCACCAATTCGCGCAGCGCGCAACGATGCAGATCCTCGGTGGTCAAGGCCGGGACCGGCAGCGAGAGGTCGATCATCCCTGCGCCGCCTTCGGACCCTGCGCCACCACGCGGGGCATCTTCTCGGCGGTATCCTGCGGCAGCGCGGGCCGCGCCCGTTCCACCGGAATGAACTTCTTGCGCTCCTCGTGCAGCACCGCGCGCACCTTCTCGACCATGTCGAGCTGCCGATCGAGCCAGCCGATGTGGTCGAAAATCTCCTGATGCTGCATGTAGCGCAGGTCGTCGCCGCGCTGGGCGGCGTTGTCGGCCATGCGCTGCAGCCCGACGACGAGGTCGGCCAATCGATCGGTCATCTGCACTGTCCTTTCGGGGGGTGGTTAAGCCGTGACGGTGGCGTCGGCCCGGGGCCGGCCGCGCTTGCTGCGCTTGTGCTGCACCGGGATCATGCCGCGCTGCGAGAACAGCGCATCCTTGAATCGGTATCCCTGGCCGCGGAGCATCGGGGCCAGCACGGCAAATGTGTCGGGCGGCAAGCCGCGCGAGCGCCAGTTGGACACCACGCGGTCGTCCAGCCCGAAGATCGCTGCCGTCTTGCCGGTGCCTCCGAGGGCATCGATGACGTGGCTGGCCGAGGTCAGGTTGGCGCCGGGGTATGGGAACAATTCTTTTGCCATGGGGCCTCCTTGTATGCCACATTGCGTGGTCAGTCAATACGTGGAGACTGTATAGCATGAATGCTAGCTTTGAAAATGCGGTGAAAGCGCAGGTCACCGAGGGCGAGATGGAAGCCGCCGCCGCCGCGCTGGCGTGGAGCATGGGGCGGCTGTGGGGCGCCGGCAAGGCGGCCGACAAGGCCGACCTTCGCGCCCATGCCCGGGCCGCGCTCTATGCCGCCGCCGCCATGCGGCTGTCGGGAGTAAAATAATCGAGATATCCACTTGACGTGGGCCACAGTATGTGGGATAAGGGGACATCGAAACGGGAGCAGACAATGACCGACAGCGAACGAATTGAACTAGCCCTCGAATTAGCCAAGGCCGGCAAATTTCATGAGGCGCAATGCCTCCTGCTCTTGGCCAATGCAGATGACGCCGCATGGCATCGGTTTGGTAAATACTGGCGCGGGGAGGGCCACTGACATGACCCCCGCCGAACACGCCCGACATATGACATCGGATGGAGTGGAGTGATGGAACGCGCAATCGCAATCAATGGCGTGGAGCATGCGGGCGGCTGTGCCGCCGCCGCCATGCGGCTGTCGGGAGTAAAATAATCGAGATATCCACTTGACGTGGGCCACAGTATGTGGGATAAGAGGACATCGAAACGGGAGCAGAACAAATGACATTCCGAACCATCGCAAAACTTCGCAGGTTCCTCCGGGAGAACGGCACCGAGTTTCGCGGCATCTGGGAAGGTCCGTACACACTAGCCGATGGCCGGATCGTGCGGATTATCGATCGCAGCACGGCAAACACTTGGGGCATCCACAACGAAATGACCGAAGTTGAGGTGCTGACATGACCCCCGAACAAGCCTGGACGCGCGTCCGCCGGATCGCCTTCGAGTTGGAGCGCGCCGACTACGGCATGGGCATGCCGCGCGACTACCAGCGCGTGCTCGAACTGCGGGCGGCGCTGGAGCAGGCCCGCAAAGATGCCGCCGCCGCCGAGTTGGACGCCATCGCATCGGACGGAGTGGAGCCATGACTATGTTGGGTATTCTTGCCACCATCGCAGGGCTTTTGGTCTTCGCCGTTTGGATGTGGATCGAGAACCGAGAGGACAAAAAGCGCATCCAAGCCGAATGCGACAAGTGGGAGTGGTGGTGCAAGCGCATCGCACAGCGTGACCGGCTATGAAACCCCTCATCCTCGCCGCCTTGGCCGTCGCAGTCATCACGCCGGCGGCAGCACAGCAACCAGCGCCCGGATGGATGCCCACCGGGGAATGGCAATGCGGCCCATACGTCCGGATCGTCACGTCGACCGATGGCAACATGGGCGTCAATTTCGAGGTCATCGGCGCTTGGTTCAATAACAACTACACGTTCCGCCGGGGACAGTTGTTTTACAACGGAACCCCTTGCGGTGCGATCGGCCGGCCGTTCGGCTTTGGCGAACCCCCGCGCCGGAAGGCCCGACTCGATGAACCGGAGGAAGACAAATGACCGCCATAGCAAAGCGCCAAACGCAGCAAGTAGGCCGCCCGCTCAAGATACTCATTCCAATGATCCAGAGCGAACTACAACAGGGCAATACGGCCGGCCGGGAACACTATCTCCAAGCCGGTCGAATGTTGCGCGAAGCTAGGGAGCAGCTGAGCCACGGTAGCTGGGGCGCATGGCTAACGAGGAATTTCGATCTGAGTACCCGAACAGCCCAAGTATATATGCAATGGGCAAAACATGCCGAGCAAATACGCAGTGGCACTGCGCAAACGAAACCGTTCAACAGCCTAAGTGAAATGCGCGGGGACACAGACCGCGCCCGCGAGCATCGTCAATCCAAGCAGCATCAGGATTTCCGCCGCATCATGCGCGATATGGCGCGCGATGACTTCGTACAGGAGCGCCAAGCCCGCGACGATGAAGTCCAGCTACATCGCAAACTCGCCGTCGAGCTTATCGATGCCGGATACCATTCCTTAGCGAAAGTGCTTCACCCGGATCGCGGCGGGTCGAAGGACGCAATGTCGCGTCTTAATCGTATCCGCGACGAACTAAAGCAAGTGGCACAAACGAGGAGATTTGTATGAGCCTGTTAGCTAAAAAGCCCGCCACCATTATGCGTACCTACACGCAACAGGTGCGCGACCACACCGCAGCCATGTCACGGGCGCAAGATGTATATTTTGCTGCCCTGAAGCGTGCAGAATTCAATTATTTCGAAACGGTCAAGCGCATCACCGAGGCGGTCACGCAAGCCACCGAACCTACCGCCGAGTTGTCGCAGACGGAGGCACCGCCTCCGACACAATGACAAGATGATCGGACAGGGGGTGGATGTTAACGCATCCACCCCCCACTAAGGAAACAGGACAAATGAAATGACCTACGAAGCCCAGAACGTGGCGCTGAGAAACCAAGCACTATCCGAGCGCCTCGCCCCCTCCATACCCATGGAGAGACAAATGAATACATCCGAGCAAATCAACGAGTTGGCCGCCGCCTTGGCACAGGCGCAGGGCATGATGGAAAATGCCGTCATGAACCGGGTCAATCCGCATTTCAAATCGAAATATGCCGATCTCGCCGCTATCTTCGATGCCGCGCGCAAGCCGCTATCCGCCAACGGACTCGCAATCGTTCAAACGATCGGCGACGGCGTATTGCATACGCGGTTGTTGCATACGTCCGGCCAATGGATTGCAAGCGAGCACCCGCTACCGATGTCCGGACGACCGCAAGAGATCGGCTCGGCACTAACCTACGCGCGCCGTTATTCGCTCTCCGCTCTGATCGGCATCGCCGCCGATGAAGACGACGATGCAACCGGAGCAGAAAAGGCGCACAAGGCCAACGGCCCCAAGCCGGCCGAGAAACTCAGTGAAGATGCAATCTGCGAACTGCACGAAGCAATCTACGCCGCCGGGCGAACGGAAGACTGGTTCTGTAAGTTCGCTCACATCGCTGAGTTGGATCAGCTCGCCCCCGAGCGGTTCGACGCCGCGCTGGCCTACGTCAAGAAACTGCCGAAGGTGGAGCCGTCCGCACAATGACAATGCAACAGGGCACAGAAGAATGGAAACAGGCCCGTTGCGGGCGGGTGACGGCATCGCGAGTGCATGACATCGTGGCCGTCACCCGCTCCGGAGGCTACACGTCGGGCCGCAAAAACTATTTGGCCGAGCTTGTATGCGAACGCCTTACCGGCCGGCCGGCGCCGTCTTACCAATCCGCCGCCATGGCCTACGGCACCGAAACCGAGCCGGAGGAACTTTACT